ATCGAAAACAGAGGAAATATGAATCATGTTTTAGAAACCCCCTCATGCACTTCTTTCATATAAGGCTTCATTAAAGTGCCTTGAAAGTGTATTGATGCGAAAGGGGTATTCCTCCCATCATGCCTCGCACACCACGGCATTCCATACTCAGTACTGTAACGTATGTCTTTGACCCCATTCGCCATTTGAAAATGTTCTCCCTCACATCTTAAATGGTGATCGAAAAAAGGATAATCATAATCTCCAACCTGTAACATCTCCCCCACTTTGGGGTGGTTGTGGTCTGCGTAAATCCCCAACAACGTCATATCACAGACCCCCTTCTGAACTCCATATTTTTTACTTAATTCGAATCTAGTCTCCAGAAGTTCAAACCAAAATCCTCTCTCCTTGTAGACTTCAAAAATAAAGTCGCACAGGTTCTTCAACCCTTTACGTGTGAAGTACCCAGTATGACCACTCGTACGTCCATTGAGAGATATTTCAAAATCCTTGAATCTGTAATATTCGTCATTCACGTCCACGAAAACTAAAACATCGGTGTCACAGTGAAAACACACCTCAATATCATTCGCCTCCATAAACTCATGAATTATAAACCATCTTCGATAGCATAGTATTTCAATTGCCTCAGGATTAAAATTTAGATGCTTATACAGTAAGGTGAACTCATCAGCTTTCTTGGAGTAGTCAGAAAGGTGATAATGTCGTGCACCACAATCTTTATTGTACTCATCCCCAAGAACAATAGTTTTATTTTTTATGTTGGCTCTTTCTACCGCAATTTTCAAATAAGGATTGGGTGCATAAATAGTGGCTTCCGTCATTATTACAGGTATCATTTATAAATACTCCTTAGTTTAGTATCCTGTTTTAAGTGTTCATCAAATTTAGACATGTCCGTACTTACACCCTTTGGGTTGAAGAAATAACTTCCTATAGGCTCTTTCACTTTGAGAAAGGAAAAACCTTTTTTAGACATTCGCAGCCACATCTCGTAATCTCCAGAAATGGAGTATTCAGTACTGAACTTTCCTGCGGCAATTAGTGATTCTCTTTTTGCTAAGGGGAAGGGTCCACACAAACACTGTTGTAGCATGTTGTCGTGGGAATACTCGGGCCAGTCATATAACTGCGTAATAGAAGAATGGTCCTCCCTGTCTGTAACCAGACAACGGGAATAAAACACATCAATCTCTGGGCGTGTAACAGCATACCCAAGCATGGTAGTTAGAGCACATGGAAATAATTGGTCGTCGGTATTAACATTTATAACGTAGGGGGTATTAGCTTCTTCTAACGCACCATTCCAAGCTTCGTAAACACTAATTCGAGTGCTATAATCCCTAAACACCACATCAATCCCCTCTCGGAATTTGTAGTTTCTGATAAATTCCCTAGAACCGTCATCCGAATTTGCATCACACACTATAATATTGAACGAAGACAAAAGCTGTGCATTTAGAGAGTCACAATAGCCCTCAACCCACCTCATTGAATTATAGTTGGAGCACAGTACGGTTACTAAATTTCCAGACATTTCTCCCACGCTTCAAATATCTCGTCGTTAGTCATTTCGTACGGGGGGCCGAGAAGATTTTGCTTATCGACAAAAGGGTTAGCAGACTCTTCTCCCCAGTATTCAGTTCCAGTTCTCTCACATTCTGGAATAATAAAGTTAAATGTCTCACTTCTGGAAGCATGAAAGACTTTATTAGTGGAGTCATACATTTTCTGTTTATCGTCCTCATGTCCCATCATAGTGATAATGCCTTCATCTGCGTAAGGTTTTACCCGAGAGTTAAAATATGGCTCGTCAGTTATAAAACCGTACAACCGTATTTCTTTATACCCTTCTTCTAGTGCCTGCCTAATAGCAACATGAGTTCTTTTGTTTTTATCGATGCTTCCAATTACTGCAGCCACACCCTTTGATTCCTTTTTGTTTTTTTCTAGGGGGGTGACAACATTAGGAATAACAAATCCTGGTTCGTTGTGCCAATTCTTTTGATGTTCCGACACAAAATGAACCTCATCCCAAAACTTTTTCATAGAGGTTATAGGAAACAGAGCTTTTTCATGGCATGTTAGGATAACTTTCTTAGACTCAGGAGGCCTAGAAGGAAATTTCAAATAATGCAGCAGAAGGATTTCTCCGTCTTCATTTACAGCCGCGTCATCCGGGTTAAGAAGGGCTCCGTTACACTTGTCTAGATGCCACTCTTGTGGTCCATAGAAAGTACAGTCCAAACCTTTCTCGTTGAAAAGGTTACATAAGTTTATATTAGCCACCGTGGAACCCCCGGCCTGAGTAAATCCTGAAATTATTTTGATTTTTGGTGTTTTCATAGAAGTTTTATCTTTTCGGTCTTTAGCAAGTTCTTGTATAAGTCATAACGAGCACCGATATGATTATTTATATTAAAGCGCTCATCTGTAAGTTGCTTCAAGTTATTCCCCATCTCGATTCGATGTTTTCTGTTTTTAGCTATGTGAGATAAAACTCTGACCCACTCAGACTTTGGGTTGTTTTTGTTTATTAGGTAACCTGTTTCCCCATTTTTTATAATCTCATCATAGCACCCACAATTAGTGGCTACCAAAGGAATTCCATACCTACCAGCTTCCATCGCCTTAATCTCCGATTTAGAATCGTTAAATTCATTAAACTCCAAAGGGGCAATAGAAATGTCAATGGTTCTGTACATAACTCCATACATGTGGGAAGGGGAGGCAGGATACACAACTATATTTTTGTGCTTTACTCCCATGCCAAATGATTTTTCGTAAGTATCCCAAACATCTTGCTGCCAGTCTGGCTTCTCATCAGGACCCAAAACTGGTCTACCGTAGAAGCCCCAGTGTACATTTTCAGCACCTACTTTGGAGTTTACCCCCATAACAATACTGGGAACTTGTCTCACATCCTGTTCATGGTGAATACCCCCTACCCACCCAATACGACACAGTTTTTTATTGGGGGTCTTTATTTTTGGAAAATTCCAACAGGGAAGGTCATAGTCTATAGCATTCTTAATAACACACAAAGTACCTCTAACATACGGAGCAACTCTCTGAGCGAACTTAGACTGCGTAACTGAAACTAAATCAGCATTGTGATACAAAACCTTAGTTAGTTCATCTAGCTGTTGGTCCTTGTACACCCCCTCCAATCTGTGCCCAGCGTATAAATTGGTCAGCAAATCATCAGTGTCATAATGTATAAACTTACCCTTTTCCTTACACCTCTTAAATAATTCAATCATGTAAGGAGGTCCCAGATTAGCAATATTCTGAGTGAACACGATATCAGCCCAGTCTAAATCCTCAAACTCTGTTCCTTTTTCTGCCGGTTGACGCTTGTCCTCATCCCATTTTAGGGGGTTAAAGTTAAACCTCACTTCAACATCATCTGGGTATTTCTCAGCGAGCTTGTCCATAGGCATAATGATCCTATAGTAGCTACACCCTCCAGTATTAGCAGGAAACGCAAGGATTCTAAGCTTGCGTTTCTCTTCCTTTTTCTTAGGTTCTTCAGTCATTACCCAAGCCTTTAAGATGAGATAGGTAATCTCCATCTTCTTCATCTGTAGAAGTGTTTGGCGTTGGGGTATCCTCTCCACCTGCGATGCTAAGAGCCATTTTTTTCAAATCTTCGTAAGAAGCAACTCTTACAAGGCCTTTAATATCGTGAAGCTCATCCAGCCATTGCGCAATCTCTTGGTCAGAGCCCGCACTGGTCTTTTTAGGTTTTGGTGAGGACTTATCATAGTTGGGCCATTGTCCTTGATTATCCTTGACAATCTTAAAGTCGTGCCCTGACTCAGTGCTAGTGATATCCCCAAAATCTTCGTCAAAAAAACAATCCAAAATCTTGCTAAAAAGCTTAACTCCCATGGAAAGAATTTTTACTTCTCCGGAATCACGCTCAACTGCATTCAAATAAAATCTTTTAGTAGCTTTAATCTGTCGAGCAATACTTTGGTTCTCCTCTACCTTGGTATTCCATAGCCTGAAGCTAAGGTCACAAAGAGGACAGTCACCTCCTTTGACCCTTGGGCAGTGATGATTTCTTCCATCAATTCGATGGATAGCTGTTTCCGCATAAAAATCCTCCCCTTCCTCCTTGGCGGGGAGAATTCTCACTACAGTGGTTCCTTCTTCCATCATCAGAAACCTCTTCAGGAAATCACTATTGTCACTATCAGACTTTACTCTGTTAATTTGATTGTACTTTTTTCGTAGTTCGTCTAAGTTTACCATGTTAATATTGTTATAAAAAAATAAAGGGAACTGTTTAGGTTCCCTTTATTATAGTTCGTTTTTACGAAGATTTAATTAGTTTTTACTAACTAAAATCGTGTCGGTCTATTGAATAGTGAGGTAATGGGTAAATTGACCCCTCTTGATCTGTTATATTTTTTAAGAAGTAATCCCACAAGTTTGCATCGTGCAACCTTTGACCGCAGTCATTTATAAGATTTCTAGCGTCGGACAACTGGTCTTGGGATGTGGAGTACCCTCCCGAACGCGGTAAGATGGACTGGTGGAACTGGACTCCCACACATTCAGCGAGGTATCCCCAAAAGTTGTTCTCGTATCCCCATCCTAACCATTTATGGAATCGGTTCATGAATTCAGTTTGACCGTTAGGACTCCAACTATTTATTATTTGAAAACTATATCCTTTCCAACAAGCTTCATCATAAAACACATCATTGGGCTTCAAGAGTCTCCTAGCGTAGAAGTTTTGTGCGGTGGTTATATTACCAGCAGGTCCTAGGCATCCTGCGCTAACAGAGCCATAAGTACGACCTTGGTAATCTGCGTCGAAGGCAAGTAGCGTGAATTTTTGAGGCTGTTGCCAAGGTCCAGGATGTACATTGGTAGAACTTGTAGCGTGACAGCGGCCTTGCACATCAACGACGACATATGTCTGAGTTACGTTGTTGTTTTTACCTAAGGCGGAAGTATTAACCCCACTCAAGGAGCAGTCTCTGTGCGGGAGAGCATCCCTAGCTG